GACGAAGATGACGATGATGAAAAGAAAGATGATGACGATGATGAAAAGAAAGATGATAAAGACGGTAAAGGAAAAGTAGATTCTGATGACGATGATGACGATGATGATGAAAAGAAAGACGAATCAACTAAAAATCCTTTTCAACAAGCAGTAAATGAGTACGTTAAAGTACTACAAGACAGAAAGGTAATATAAATACCTTTACAATTATTAAAATAAAATAGGAGGAAAAATAAAACGATGGACAATATTAAAGACTTAATTAAGAAATGGGAGGGTGTTCTTGATGAAGGTACTAAGATTACATCAGCTAAAATATTGAAATCAACAGCTATCATGCTTGAAAATCAGCATAACATAATGTTGGAAACAACTGGTTATGCAACAGGCGCAGATAGTTTGGGTGCTAATACTTATAGCACTTCTGGAATGTTTCATAAAATAGCAGTACCTATGGTTAGAAGAACTTTTCCAGAATTAGTTGCTCATCAATTAGTAGGTGTACAACCACTTACAGGCCCAGTTGGACTTGCCTTTGCTTTGAGATTTAAAGCAGGTTATTCTGATGCTCAATATAATTCAAGTACTGACGTTGAACTTGGATATAATACTATTGACAGCGCATACTCTGGTTCTTATGTAACATCTGCTGGTGAAGTACTTGGTTCTATAGCTGGAACACATGGTACAGTTGGATCAGATATTGGTCTAGGACTTGGTTCTGGAACACATATTAGAGAAGTCAACATGACAGTAGAAAAAGCACAAATTGAAGCAACAACTCGTAAGTTAAGAAGCCGTTGGTCTCTTGAAGTTGCACAAGACTTGAAAGCTATGCACGGTCTTGAACTTGAAGAAGAAATGATGGACATTCTTTCTTATGAAATAACAGCTGAAATTGATCGTGAACTTATTACAGCTATTGAAACAACAGTAGATGGACAAGGCACTAGCTATGAAACAACTTGGGACTTTTTGGCATCATCAGAAAATCACAACAAATCGCTATTAATACTAGACGTGGCTCAGCTAACTGGGTTGTAGGTAATCCAAGAGCAGTCGCAATTTTGGAAACTTTGTCTGCATTCACAATTGCTCCAGTAGCAGGGGATGTAAGCATTCAACCAACAGGTGTTTCAAGAATTGGTTCTCTTGAAGGTAGATTAACAATTTATCGTGATACTTTCCAATCAAAAGATCAATTTATAATGGGATACAAAGGACCATCTGAGTACGACACAGGTGTAATTTATCTACCATATATTCAACTATTGGCAAGTAAAGCAACATTTGAAAATTCATTCCATCCAACAATTGGTTTGATGAGCAGATATGCAATTCATACACATATTTTTGGTGCGAGGAATTATTACCAATTAATTAACCTAATTGATCTTCCTTCATAACTGACGGAAAATTAATATAGTTAATATATAATTTAAACCCTAAGTAATTAATTTTACTTAGGGTTTTTTTAACCCTAAGTAATTAATTTTACTTAGGGTTTTTTTATGCAAATTACAAACAAAATGGTTTACAACTTAATATATGTGTGTTATGATAAATACTTACTGGAGGTATTATACAAAAAATGGAATTGGATAGAAAAGGATTATCAAAAGAATTTGATATTGAATATATAGAAGCAGAAAATAAAAAGCTTACAATACAATCAAAAAATGCAGAAGAATCATTAGAAGAAAATGTTAGTACAGCAAATAGAATTTTAGAAATGGTTGAAAATGAATTGAATGAAGGAAATTTTAGTGCAAGATTAGTTGAAGTGGCTGGTCAAATTATGAATACAGTTACAAATGCTAATAAGGAAATAATTACCAGCATTAACTATAAAACATATTTACAAATACGTGAAAAATTGATACAATATAAATATGACGAGTTGGAATCTAAACAAAATAAAATGAAAATACCAACAAATCAAAATATAATAGTAACAACTAGAGAAGATGTTTTGGCAATATTAAATAAAGACAATAAACAAATAGAAGATAAAGGAGTTTGAAATGGAATTTTTGTGGGGATGTATGATGTTAACATTAAAAGTTGCAGTAGGTAGTTTGTGTTGGTCAATTGTTATAGCAATACCAATTATTATATTAGGTATTATTGTTTCAATGATGAATAATTAAAAATAAAAAGGAAAGGAAAATAATATGAATAATGGAAATGAAGATTTTAGAACAGTTATAATGGAACAAGGTACTAAAAATAAAGGACCGAAGTTTTGGGAAGGCAGTGTATTAGATTATCTACAAAAAGTACAAGATAATCCTAAAATTACAAATTTTGCTCCTGGTCGTATCTATGATATGATTATGAAGTATGGAACAGAAGAAGTTGATGAGTTCGCTAAAACTATAGGATATGAAGACTTAGTAAGTTATAATTTCTTCCATAAAAGAGGTATCTTTGGTACTTACGAACCAATTCACGACCTTATGAAATTCTTAAAGGCAGCCGCTCGTAGAACTGAAACTGGTAAAAGAATCCTTATTATGGTTGGTCCTGTTTCTTCTGGAAAATCAACAATTGCTGCTTTTATTAAAAGAGGATTAGAACGAGATGATACACAAAAGTATGTAATTAAAGGTTGTCCAATTCACGAAGAACCACTTCACGTAATTCCTTTTGATGATAGACCATACTGGGAAGATAGATTAGGTGTAAAAATTGAGGGTAATCTTTGTCCAGTTTGTCTTCAAATGATTGAAGAAAAATATACAAATGAAGAAGGAGTTGTTGAATGGGATAAAGTACCTGTTGAATCTATTAATTTCTCAGAACAAAAAAGAGTGGGTATTGGAACATTTCAACCTAGTGACCCAAAATCACAGGACGTTACTGAACTTATTGGTAGTGTTGAAATGGCTAAACTTGATAGATATGGTGAAAATGACCCACGAGCATATAACTTTAAGGGTGAACTACAAGTATCTAATGGTGGATTGATTGAATATATTGAAATTCTAAAAGCTGATGTTAAATTTCATTATGTTTTAATTACAGCTGCTCAAGAACAATTAATTAAAGCACCTGGTTTTCCACAAATGTATATTGATACATTAATTTTATCACATACAAACCAAACTGAATTTGATACATTCAGAAGTGATAAAAAGAACGAAGCACTACATGATAGAATGTACAAGGTAACTGTACCTTGGAATTTAAAAGTTGATGATGAAGTGAAAATTTATGAAAAAATGATTAAAGAATCTGATTTCAGAAACATTCATATAGCACCATATACTTTAAAGATTGCTGCTGAATTTGCAGTGCTTTCAAGATTGGTTAAATCAACTAAAGTTTCATCACTAATTCAAAAAATGAAACTCTATAATGGTGAAATTATAGATGAGTTTAAGAAAACAGACATTGATATTAAGGCTCTTAAAGAAGAAGGCCGTAGAGAAGGTGAGGGAATGTCTGGTATTTCACCAAGATTTGTTATCAATGCTTTGGATGTTGCTCTTGGTAAAAAAGAAGATAAAAATTGTATCAACCCAATTGATATGATTAGAGCACTAAGAGATAACTTTAACCATCACATTGGTATTTCAGATGAAGATAAAAATACATTTATCAGTCTTTTAATGGGTAACAAAGACTCAGTTTCATCTGAATATAAAGAAGTAGCTTTAAAAGAAGTTAATATGGCTTTCTTATATGCTTATGAAGAACAAGCCGAAGAACTCTTCAAAAGATATATGAAAAACATTGGAGCATTTTGTAAAAAAGAAAAGATAAAAGATAGTATCACTGGTGAGTATTCAGACCCAGATGAAAAAATCATGAGGAGTATTGAGGAGTATATAGGTGTACCGCAACAATCTAAAAAAGAATTTAGAAATGGTGTCCATGTTTATAAATCTGATTTCTTGGAAAGTGGTAAGTCATTTACATTTAAAGATTATGACCCAATTAGACGTGCCATCGAGAAGAAATTAATGGGTGACCTAAAGAATGTGGTATCCTTAACATTAGCTGATACTACAAGTACTGACCGAAAAGCAAGCAAAAGACGAGATAGAGCACTTGAAACCTTGTTAGATAAAGGTTATTGTCCTGAGTGTGCGCAAACCCTTTTGGTATTTATAGGAGAGATTTTAAGACAAGTTTAATAATAGAAAGGAATTATAAATATGAAAGATGAACGAGAACAAGAGATAGTATTTGTACCAGAAGAAGAATATCAAAAACAAAAAATAAAAGTATTTTTTGAAAATTTCTGGAATGATATTGTGTTTCGCTCCACAATATCATGGTTTGTTATAAAAGGATATGCAATGTGGTTCATATCTATGGGTAGTGTAGAAATTGAAGTAGGTTATACTGAAAATGGTGAACAAAAGAATTATCTTTACTTAGAAAAATTATGGTAAGAAAGGAATAATTAACAGTGACAATTATATTTCAACAAGAAGGCGAACTAAGTGAAAAAGGCCACAAAGACGCTGAAAGACATAGACAAAAAATTGATAAAGCTATTAGAGAAAATGTTCGTGATGTTATAGGTAGTGAGTCTATTATTACGCGAAAAGGTAAAAAGAAAGTAAAAGTTACTGTAAAAGGAATGAAAGATTATCGTTTTATTTATGGCGATTCTAATAGTGCTGGTGTTGGACAGGGTGATGGAGAACCAGGTGACATAATAGACCAACGACCAAAAGATGGTGATGAACCTGGTGCTGGTCAAGGAGAAGGAGACGACTTAATGGAAACTGAAGTAGATATTGATTATTTACTTCAAATTATGTTTGAAGACCTTGGACTACCTTGGATTGAAGAAAAAACAAAAGCAAATAAATTAGTACCTAAAGGATGGAAGTTTGAAACAATATCTAAAGTAGGTATTAAACCAAGAATACATAAGAAAAAAACAATGATGGAATCTATTAAAAGAAACATATTATGTGTTACTGAAATAGTAAATGAAACTAAGTGTTCACGTGATGATGGAAACAAAGCACTTGCTCAAGCTGAAGGAGATATAAACGATGCCATTAACATTATTAAAAATGATAAACTTACTTCTACACAAAGAAGAATCTTTATTAATAATGATGATTTAAGATTTAAACAAATAGAAGAAGATGTTGAATATCATTCTAACGCTGTTGTTATAGCAATGATGGATGTTTCTGGCTCAATGGGACCTGAAAAGAAATACTTATGTAGAAGTTTGTTATTTTGGATGACCCAATTCTTAAAGAAAAAATATGATTTTGTTGATATTAAATTTATTCAACATACAACTACAGCTAAAGTTGTTGATGAAGATGAATTTTTTAACAAAGCAGAATCTGGTGGAACTAATTGTTGGACAGCATTTGAAAAAGCTAATTATATTATTGATACAGAATATCCATTAGATGAATGGAATGTTTATTGTGTTTATGTTGGTGATGGAGAAGACTGGGATAACGACAAAACAATATTAAAAATTGGTGAAATGCTTGATAAAAAAATTAATATGCTAGGATACGTTGAAATAGATACAGAAGAAAATCCATGGAATCCTGGTGGAACATTAATAAATTCAATTAAACAAAAATGGAAATTTAAAAACCATAGAGAATTAGGAACTGACTTTTATAAAAACGAAGAAAAGAAATTTTTACTTTCTGTTATAAAAGATAAAAAACATGTTGAGGCAACACTACGCCACTTCCTATTTCAAAAGGAGAAAAAATGAAACAAATATTTTTAATATTTATATGTATATTATTTATTTTTGGTTGTTCAAAACCAATTGAAGTATCAAGAGTATCATTAGGTAAAATAGTAGATGCTAATGTTGCTCCAACTAGTTTTAATGAAAGTATAAAAACTCAAATAAAAACTGAAAAAGGATTTTTTGTTGTTAATGGAACTCCAAATATACCTTTTGGAGTTGAATTATTTAAAATAACTTATGATAATGGAAAAACAAGGATTACCTGGCAAAAGGAGAAAAAATGAAAACATTAAAATTTGTAGAAAATGATGATGGTTCAGCAACTGTGACTTTAGAAATCAGTGAAGAAGAAAATAATACACTTATTCAATATGCAATTACAAATATTTTAAAAGAAGAAATTGAAAAAGAAGAACCTAGTATTAAAAAATTAATAGAAGAAAGAGAAAAAGAATATTATAATGTTAAAAAAAGGAAATAATAAATGAGAATTTTAGCATTTTTAACAATTGTCATACTTTTATTTACCATTACAATAAAATTAGATAAAATCTATCGTCAAACAGTTAGTAATTCAAAATTAATTATGTTGACTGAAGAAAAGGTAAAAAATTATCCTTTACCTAAAGAATATAAATTTAAAATGATGAAAGGAAAATAGATGAATAAAACAGAAATGCAAAGATTAATAAAAATTGAAGATAGAATTTATGAAATAGCAAAAGAAGACGGTCTTGATTTTTGTGATATTGAATTTGATATTATTCCAGACCAAAAAATGCTGGAGATAATGAGTTATAGAATACCAGGAAATGTTAGTAACTGGAAGTATGGGCGTGATTATGAAAGACTAAGAACTTTTCAAGAGAAAGTAAGATATTCACTTCCATATGAAGTAGTTATTAACTCAAATCCATCAAGGGCTTATTTGATGAAAGATAATACTTTTGCTCTTCAAGCTTTAGTAATAGCACATGTTGTTGGACACGTTGCCTTCTTTACTATGAATAAACATTTTCAACGAACTAAAAGAGAAATTATTAATTATCTATCACAAGCATCAAAAAGATTTAATAAGTATGAAAGACTATATGGTATTGATGAAGTTGAAAAAATAATTGATGCTGGTCACGCTATTCAATTTCATTGTAATCCTTATGATATAGAAACAGAAGATGAAAAAAGAGAAAGAATATTTGAGCAAATGAAAGTGAAAAAACATGTTAAATCATCTGCTGAGTTTGCTGATTTAACATCAGTTAATGATTATGATAGCAATAAAGAAGAAGATATTGCACTTCAGAATCAAAAAATTTGGAGAAAATTAAAACTTAAAACTCCAGTTGAACCAACAGAAGATTTGTTAAGATATATTATTGATAAGTCAATATGTCTTGATGATTGGCAAAAAGATATATTAGAAGTTCTTAGACAAGAAGGAGAATATTTTTGGCCTAACATGAGAACACCATATATGAATGAAGGCTTTGCCACACTCACACATGAAAGAATTATGAAGAAATTATTTAAAGAAGACCTTTTAACCATGTCAGAACACGCACAATATAATTATGCTAATTCTCTTGTTAAAGCAATGAATCCAAAATCTATGAATCCATATTTGGTTGGTTCTAAAATATGGGAAGATGTTATTGATAGATGGGATAAAGGCAGACATGGATTGGAATATGAAAATTGTGACAACCAAAAAGATAAAGACGAGTGGGATGATAAATCAATGAAGGGTCGAGAAAAAATGTTTGAAATAACAAGAAGTCATACTGATTGGTTTTTCATGCAAAACTTCTTAACACCTGAATTAATAGACGACCTTCAACTTTATGTATATGTTAAACAAGAAACTCCATATACTGAAGATTGGGTTATAACAAAACAAGAATCTAAAAAAATTGCTAAAATGATAATAATGAGTTTCGCTCATAGCAATATACCAAGTATAGAAATCGTTAATGGTAATTTCAAAGACAAAGGATTTTTATTCTTAAAGCATAACTGGTCTGGTGTTGGACTTGACCAAAAATATTGTACTGAAACACTAAAGCATATATATAATATATGGGGTAGTTCAATATTTATTAAAACAAAAGTAAATAATAAAGATATAGTATATGAATTAAAAAAGAAGGAGAAGAAATAAGAAAGTAGGTTGCCATAACTGAAAATAACTTATAGTCAATAAAAAATAAAAAACCCTGTTGTTTTACATAAATAATAAACAACAGGGTTTTTTTATGCCCTGTGAAAATAATCTTAAAATATAATGAGGTATTAAATTGGCTATAAGATATGACGACAAATATGTAAAAAGACCACAAACAGAACTTGAGTATACACCAGATCAAATATTAGAACTTGAAAAGTGTTCTAAAAGTATAAATTACTTTCAAAAATATATTAAAATAATTCATCCAGATAAAGGTGAAATACCTTTTAAACCATATGATTATCAAACAGAATTAATCAATAAATTTAAAAAATATCGGTATAATGTAGTACTTGCGTCCAGACAATCAGGGAAAACAACTGTTGTATCTGTATACGTATTATGGTATTCTATCTTTCACCCAGATAAAACAATTGGTATTGTATCTAATAAAGAATCTAGCGCTAAAATGATTCTTTCAAGATTGAAAAAAATGTACGAGTGTTTACCAGTTTGGTTAAAACCAGGTGTTACAGAATATAGTAAAACTTTCTTAACATTTGATAATGGAACTAGAATTGTTATTTCAGCTACTTCAGCAGACGCTTTTCGTGGTGAAACAGTTAATGTATTAGTAGCAGACGAATTTGCATTTGTACCAGGTCACCAAGCTGAAGAATTTTGGGCATCCAACTATCCAACAATTTCTGCATCAAAAGAAGCAAAAATTATTATCATCAGCACACCTTGTGGTCTTTTCAATATATTCCATAGAATATACTCTCAATCAAAAAGTAAAATGAATACATTTGTTAATACTAAAATATCTTGGCAACAAGTACCTGGTAGAGATAAAGAATGGGCTGATGAGCAAATTAAAAACTTAGGTCAACAAAAATTTGATCAAGAATTTGCTGTAAAATTTATTGGTTCAACAAACACAGTTATTAATTCTGAAACAATAAAAGTATTAATGACGTCTTGGAAAGAACCAGAATTTAGAGATTTAAAAGATAGATTACAAATATGGGAAAAACCAGAAGAAGGATCCTCATATATTGTAAGTGCTGACCCCGCAAAAGGAACTGGTCAAAACTGGTCAACAATACAAATTTTAAAATTAGAAAGTGTTAATCCTGTTAAAATAGAACAGGTTGCAGTGTTTAGAGATAATCTTACAGATGTTTATGAATTTACAGATATACTAAGTAAAATGTCATACTATTATAATAATGCACATATAATGTGTGAAAATAATGGTGAAGGTTCTGCTGTAGTCCAAAGATTATGGTGGGATTTAGAAAACCCAAATCTTGTAAATTCAGGTGCCAAAACAGCTAGCTTAGGAGTAAGAGCAAGTACAAAAACAAAACCTAAAGCTGTTTTACTTATGAAAAAACTAATAGAAGATGGTAGTGTTAAAATTGTTGATAGAGAAACAATTGAGGAACTTGGTTCTTATATTGAAGAAGGTACCAAATTTTTTGGAAAAGATAAAGCTGATGACTTAGTGTCCGCTTTATACTGGGGACTTTATATATTAGAAATGAATATATTGGATGAAGGCTATGGATTCATTAATAAGAAAAACGACGATGACACTTGGGGAATACTATCTGATGTTGAAGATACAGTAGAAGACTGGAGTTGGTTAACAAATAGTGGTGTTTTTGAATAAATAAATAAATATAAATATGAGTAAATTATAGGAAGGAAAATATGACAAAATCAGATTTAGCTGAAAAAATAAAAAGACGTTTAGGTGCACCAATGATTAAAGTGGAGTTGGATCCTACAAACTTATATGATGCTATTGATACAGCACGTAATAAATTTATTAAGTGGGCTGTTGGACAAGCAACACAAGAAACATTTATTACTATACTATTATCTGCTGGTCAATATGTATATGACTTACCAATAGGTGTAACAGAAGTAGTAAGCTATGAAGATAGACAAGGAACATATGGTGATATAAATACTTTATTCACTATTGATAATTTTTTATACAATCAAGGCGCATTTGATATGCTATTAAATACTACTGGTGATAATTATTCTATGATTTCATACCATATTGCTAGAGATTTTTTAGAAACTGTACAACGATATACTCCTTCTGTATATAATTATAAATATCATAGATACACAAATCAAATTGAAGTACATCCTGCTCCACCTTCAGGTTCATCTTTATATGTTATAAACGATGACGGTACTACAGTAACAGTTGATTCTCCAGGTTGGATATTACTTAGAACATTTATGATTGAAGGTAGCTCATTAGAAAATTGGGAAACAGGTGATACTGATAATAATTTCTATGAGTCCGATTGGA